ATAGTTACTTGTTTGCTCATATTAACAACATCCTATATTACCTTGGTATCTTTCCTCAAATGATTTTCTATATTTTGTATCATCTCCACAACATCCATTATCTCCTAACCACATAGATACAGTATATCCATCATTATCAGGCTTAATGCTATCTATACCACTACCAAAGTTTAAGTAGTTAGGATATAGAACATTATTTTGTTTTAAATATTTAATCATTCTTTGTTTATAGAATTCTGCTCTTGACCTGTATCTATTTGCAACATCAATCATATCCTGCATAGATGGGTTTTCAGTATTCTCTCCTGACTTTCTCAACAATCCTTTGTTATAAAATTGATAAGATAATCCCATAGGCAATTCACTCATAACATAATAAACAAGACAATCTGCAATATAGTCATCCAATAATGTTGTTTCTTCGTTTGTATATGTATTACCTTCTACTGCAGTTTGTAATTGATTGTATAATGCAGAACCTAGTGCAGGTAAAATATACATATCCTGAGCAGTTTTAATCTCAGGCAGTACTAATTTCTCATCTACATTTGCGTGTAAACCTGTTCTATCCTTAATGTTTTGTACTGATATAAATAAAGTATTCTTGCTCATTTTATTTTCTTGTTACTATGTTTGAAACCCAATGATGTCTGCAACTAGGACTATGGTTATTTGTACCTGGCTCAGTGTACCAACCTCCACCTCTATCAAATACAGAGTAACCTAATCTCATAGTCATTTGTTCTATTTCGGAACGACTATACATTTTACCTGCATCTAATAAAGCCTTACAAAATGGTCTACTTGTTTTCTTATCACTATCATCAAACCCTGTATTCCATTCGTAAGAATATCTAACCAAAAGTTCCTTTGTTTGAGGAGTTGTTGTACCTGTTATTGTACTAATAGGTGCAGTTAATGTTCTTTCAGTAATAATGTTTTCATCATAACCTTCTCCAACACTAATTTCCTCCACCTTTAAATATCCACTATCAACAAGTTTATTAATTACATAGTTAATAGTTTCAGGAGTTGAGTTTAAAACCTCAGCAATAACATCAGGAGTAATACGCTTATCCTTTACAATTAAGTCCAATACATTAGCTTGTAATTGGCTTACATCTGCAAATAATGCGTATTCATTATCATCATTAAATTTCTTCTTTTGTTTCCAAACTTGAAAACCTTCCTTTGCTTCTCCAAACTCAAAAAATAAACTGAAATCTTGTTCTGCAAATTGTGCTTGTTGCACAGGTTCTTGCACAGGCTCGTATTTAGAAATATCAATACCTGCTTTTTCAAGTAACCATTCTTTAGGAGCAATTTCCTTAAGTATATTCTCGGATAATTCTAATCCAATAGCCTCAGTAGGAATAATTTTTAATTCAGGGTCTGTAATACCTCGTAACTTAGCTAACATATTGAATACGCTTTCTAAGTGCATTTGTTTACTATTTACATAGGTATTTTTAAATATTTCATATCCATCTCTCATTTCACTACGGCTACCTAATTTGCCAGGTGTTGCGATACCAAAAATAGATGGGGTAGTAATTTGATGTCCGCTAAAAATATTAGTTTGTATTAGTTCATCTACCTTTTGGAAATCTTCCTTAGTAATATCACTTGCACCTAAATCATCAATGATAGGTTTGCGTTGAGGGTCAGTAACAAATGATAAGATAAACTTCTTGCCATCACTTCCACTAAATCTTTTAGTAAATCTTTGCTCGATATTTTTCTTCTCATCATCACTTGGTTCTCCGTTTGGTAAAGTTATAAGTTTACTTGCAGAGAAACCTGTTTGAGCATTGCCCAATACATGCTTAGATATTTCAATATCACTTTCAATATAGTTTAAGGCACCAAAATATGCAGGTAAAGAATAGATACCCATATTAGGGCGGTATTCCTTAACATATAATATTTGTTTAACTTTGCTTTCTGCATTAGGATTGAAAGCAGTATATACCTTAGCCTCTTCTTTATTATCCTTCCAATCTTCCTTATACCAAAACTGCGTATTATCCTTATTCGTGCGTATTTTAGTATAGTCAATATGCCATATTTCAGCTAATTGACCTTGGTCATTCCAAATTATCTCTAAATAGTATCCACCAAATATTTCGGTATCCAAACTAACCTTACGAGTTAAGTCCTCTAGGCTTTCAGTTCTATTTACTTTCTCTACAAATGTTCTAGCTTCCTCACTAGAAGTCCATCCATTTGCAGTAATATAGTGTACCTTGCTTTTTACAATAGCGTTATGTTTTGCTGACTTGTTAAATAAATCAACTAAGTAGTTAGGATAGTCATTTCTATCTCCATATTGTATGAAGCCTACACCTTTTTTCTCTTTGTATTCAGGTTGTTTTGCCTCTGCGAATGTTAATACTAGTATATTATCCATTATTGTCTAATTGTATATGTATCGTTTGTGTTATATTCAGCATAGGTCAAAGCAGTTCCTACTAATTCCATTATGCCTGATTCAACCATATTTAACCCTGCAGGATTAGTATTTGTAGTGCTAGTTTGCTCATAAATTTCATAGTCATATTGACCATTCAAAGAAGAACCAAAATAGGTATTAACTACTATACTAAACTCATTGTATCTATCCTTGTAAGCACTTATATCGGTAGCGTTTAATTTAACAAACTTTACCTCAGTATTCGCACTTCTATTTGTAAATATAAACAAATAGTTTGGATTGGTAAGTAACTGCTTTTCAGTTAAAGTAAGTATGATATTTTGAGTTTGTCCTTTTGTTAGCCTTATCATATTTCTAAATAGCATAAAAGGTAATATGTTGCATATTTTATACAAATGAGCCGAATATGTTGATTAATCGGCTCATAAAAGGCAATTTATTGCACTTTTCAGTATATAAATTTATACCCTATAAGATATAAAAGTAAAGAAATATCTTTACTTATACGCGAAAGGGTATAGTTATAACTTTACAAAAAACCCCCAAACCAATTAAGGAATGGGGGTAAACCTATAAACCTATGAAAAACAAACTTAAGAACCTGCTGTTTCTAAAGCAGAATAAACCGCTTGTGCAACACTTGGAGCCATTGCTGGTTCAGCACCTGAGAAAGTCAAAGTGAAACCACTTCTATCTCCTTGTGCAGTTCCTGTAGCGGCACTACCTGCAGTTAAATCTATTCCTCTTGTTTTACCTAAATACCAATAGTTACCATTGCTATCTTTTACAACTGCAACTAAACTATTTTGTGCTAATAACAAGATTTCGTTTCTTGTATTAGTTTGCAATTTATTAAGAATTATTTGTAATTCTTGTGTATAGAATACAGTACCATTAGCTACCGAAGCAGTAATAGTTTGGTTAAACATTGATGTATCCTTTACTAAAGCATACTTCCAAAAACGCTTACCTGTAGCCTTAGTCAAAGTAGTAATTACACCACTTGCCTCGGTTGTTGCGGTTACATTCGCTGCTTCAGTAAAATACACTTCAACGATACCACCTAAACTATCGCGGCAATCTAAAGTATATCCTTGTGTTAATGCACAACTCATTGTTAGTTAATTTAATATTTTAAAAAATGGGGGTATATTTCAACCCCCTAAAATTATGCCAATACGAATTTCACAATCTCATCAGGGAAAGCGATATTCACACCCATTTTGAACTCAGCTACGAAACGAACTTGGTCAGCTTCTTTAGCATAGAAGATTTCAAACTTTTCTTCTTCGTTCAATAAGTCAGTTCCTAAGAACATATTGCTTAATCTTAAAGCGTAAGCCTTGTTAGTACCATTCAAACCTTGTACTGCTACAACTTTGATAGTAGTACCTGGCAATACGAACTCACTATCAGATTTTACATCTGCAGTATAGTGGAACATATTTGCATTTTTCAATGCGATTGTGTAAGTACGGAATAAGTCTTGACCGCAGAAGATAGTCATATCATCAGCAGAAACTACTTGTGCAGGGATAGCTTGGTAAATACCATCAAAGATAGAAATTACATTCGCTGCAGTAATAGAACTTAAAGG